TACCGCTCGTGTTATAGAATGCTTTCCGCTAGTGGCTTCTTGTACGAGTTCCAACGCCGATTTTTTTTGTTCCGGGGTAAAGTTCTCTTCTAATATATTCGTCAGTTCCTCTTCTCGTTTCTCTACATAAAGTTTATACTCTTGTAATTGTTTTTTCAATCTTATATACACTTGTGATTTTCTTTTTTGTAAAGTCATTAAATTGCCTCTCTTTATGTTTAACTTCAATTGTTTCACGTGAAACAATTACTTTGCTTTGCCCCAGTTTTCTCCTATGCCTACATCTACCCGAGAAGGGATCCTCATTTCAGGGAAACAGTTTTCCATAATGCTTTTGATCTGGGTTACTTGCTCTTTGTTCTCAACAGAAAAGCACAATTCATCATGAACCGTAATCATGGGCAAATGACCCTGGCCCACACACTCCTTCATTGCTCTTTTTGTTTGGTCGGCTGAAGATGCCTGGATTAAACGATTTAGTGCCTTATAAGTAAAAGCGACTTGATAATTGACAGGGTTTTTCTTTCGCCAATCTTTTTCACGTTCTTCTAGCGGAGTGTTCTGAATAGTTTCCCATTCTTCTTCTAGTTTATCCATATGGATAACTTGTTTGTATCCTCCGTATCCTTTAGGTTCTCGCATAGGAAAACGGCATTTTCGTCCTAACATGGTACGAATCTCTCCTTTTGCAGTTGCTACAGACATCACGGTAGCCGCTATTTCTCTAATAAAAGGAACTTTTTCATCGTATTCATTCCGTAATGTTTTTGCTTCGTCAAAGGGTATATCCCCAAGAATCCCCGCCAACTTACCAATACCCATACCATACATAATACCAAGATTAATAGTCTTAGCTAAACTTCTTTCGACCCCTGCTATGTCAGCAACCATTTGATGAAAATCAATATCATCTTCTTGGTATGAGGTAACAATCTCTTGGACACGAGAATTGTTTTTTGTGCCTGGTGCTACAGAGGCATAGTGCATTAACCACCTGGGCTCCTGAGCACTATAATCAAAACTTCCCCATTGACATCCTTCTTCAGGCAAAAACAATCCTCTAATCATTTCTTTTATTTCCGGATGACGTGCAGGTACTTGCTGAAGATTAGGGTGACTAGAAGAAAATCTCCCGGTTACTGTTCCTCCATCACCAGATCGTAATTGGTTAAATTCGCAATGAATACGACCCTTGTATTGATGCTGAAGGATAGTTTCTATAAAAGTTGTATTCGCCTTGTTATATTCCCGTATCTCTAAAATCTTTTTTGCTATAGGATGTTGATGCGTTTTAAGAAAATGCTTTGTAAAACTAGGTGCCCCTGACTTAGGAGTGCGTTCATATTCTAATCCTAATTTGTCAAAGGCCTGGGCTAAGGAAGTTGCTGTCCAAGGTTCAATATCTATACCTGTTTCTTTTTTCACTTCTAACAATAGCTTATCTTCTTTTCCTTGTAGTATTTTTTTTGTTGCTTCCGCTTTTTGCAAATCTACTCGTACACCTCGACAACGCATCTGGAAAATAATAGGAATAAGGTTTAGTTCCAGCTCTAAAATTTTTCCACAGTTTTCTTGAGATAATTTCCGACGTAGCACGTGCCACAAGTCCAAAGTCAAACGAGCATCGGTTTCTGCATACGCCGCAACACGAGAAGCCGGGAGTTTCCACATTTCTTTTTTAGCATCCACTCCGTGTTGATTAGCCGCTAATCGTAGTTCATCTTCTTTTTTCTTTTCGCCCAGATAAGTTGCCCCTAAACTATTCAATGCATACGAAAAACGATTCTCATCTAATAAAGGAGCGGCAATCATTGTGTCTAAAATTGTGCCTGGAATTTCTATCCCCTCACTTGCCAACCATCCTAAGTCGTATTGTGCGTTATGAAACACAACAGACATACCATGTTTTACTTGATCTTTTAACCATCGAATAACTATGTTTTTAGAAAGATTAGCTCCTCCTTCGTGTGCTATGGGTAAGTAGCCATACCATCGTGAAGATGCTACTGCAATCCCAATGAGATTTCCGTCTTTCCGTGTCCATCCTGGTCCGTGTGATAGTAAACGTGGATCGCGAGTTTCTACATCAATAGCTATAATTTTTTCTTGCGATAAATCAGGAAGTTCAACAGGGGGTACCCATGTTGGTTCATTAAATAAATCTTGTTCATACATTATCCTTACCTTTTAATTCATGGTCAATGTGAGATAATGCCCCCCATAGTGCTGTATAAGCGGTAGCATCCTTACCATCGTCCGGGTTAAAGGTTCCCAATTCATCACGTGCTACTTTTAAAAGTACCATGCAAAAGGCTACTTGTTGAGGAGTAATAGTGGTTTTAAGATAAACAGACCATAGTTCGGCAATACGCTCATGTAAAAAATGAAAATCCCCGTGTTGCACTGCTCGTTCTTCGCTCACTAGTTTACTTGCTTCTATTAAAATTTGTTTGGGTATCATATGTCATAAAACCTTTCTGTTTGAGGTTGCATAATGTGTAAATGTTTCTTGGCTCTTGTGACCCCCACATAATACACTCTATGTTCCGTAGAGGGATTGCGTTCATATTCTTTATACGCCGCAAAAGATATGTCCGGAACTAATAAAATATTTTCGTCTTCTCCTCCTTTCATTGAATGAATCGTGTTTAATTTAAGTCGTGGAGACTTTACATTATCACCTCGCTTTAAAGCATTCAAAATATAATTTTGTGTTTGCAGTCCAATCTTTCCTAATACTTGATGCCATCGCTTGGAACCATCGACCAATAACCCCAGATCCTTACGTAAATAATCCATAGTCAGTAATGCATCCGCATGAATGTTTAATAAGGTTTGAGATCGTGGGCCAAATCCTCTTTTATATCCTTCATTTACATCCATTAAAGAATAAATATTACGAACTTCTTGAGCACTAATCTCCACACCTTTACACAAATTTTCCCAAGCCAGGATAGCTTCGTAATGTTTTTTAGGAATGCTTGGATGACCATTACGACTATAGATCCATCCTTCGTTTATTAATTCTGCGGCATAACGATCCAATATTCTATTGGTACGGGCCAATATTGTCCATTCTCCTTCGTCAATAGGTACATCCACTAAGTTATAATGATAATTTACCGATCCTTCTTTGGGGTTAGGCTCCCAATTTTTAGGAGCCCTCCCTTCAATTTGTTTAACAATTGATTGTGCCACCTCATATACAGGTGGAGGGACCCGGTATGATTGGCTTAAAACTTCTTTTTGTGTGGTTGCTTTTAAAAAACACTCCACATCTGCCCCTTGAAAATTCATAATTGCTTGGTCATCATCTCCTGTAAATATTTGTGTTGATGGACCCTGACGCAACACTTCTATCATCTTCCATTGTAGTGTGGATAGGTCTTGAGCCTCATCTACTATCAATACATCTATATCCAAAGGAGAGTTTTGCCTAATAAATTTCTCTATCATATCGGTAAAATCAATTTTCTTCTTTGCTTTTTTATAACTGTTATACGCACCAATCAAACGTGTTAACTCACTATAATCTAAGTTATAATCCCCTGTTTCTTGAAATATATCCTCTAATGGTTGGTTTCTACTCCTGGATAACTGATACATGTTTAGATACGCATCGCCTTTTTTATACCCTATAAAATCAAAATCACTTTCTGCATCTGATGTTGCTGAACTAAAATCTAGTCCTACCTCTTGCCCAATATGCCTAATATCCGAAGAACGAATCACATCCGAAGGTTTATATCCTAATGATTTAAAAGCCATAGAATGTAGTGTTTGAAAATAAGGCAATCTGTCTTCTTCTATATTCCAATCATTACACACACGTTCCCGACTTTCCGTAGCCGCTTTTTTCGTAAAAGAAACACAAGCTATTTTCTCTGGGTCAACTCCTTCTTCTATATATTCTTGAATAAGATTAGAATTGGTTTGTGTCTTGCCACATCCAGGCGGACCTAATATTGTTTTTATTTCATTCATTAGGAGCCTCCCATCTAAATTTTAATTGACCATAGATAGGTTGCCAATCTCTTTTTCTTTTTTCTCTGTCCCAACCACCACCTTTATTTTCCCCCATAATTTTCCATCCAGCTCCTCGCAAACTCGCTCCTGATTCTTCTTGGAGTGTATAAGTCACCATACGTTTGCCTCCCATTTGTTGCCAAATTCTCCAACATCTTCCATATAAAAAAGAACATGTTCCCTTGGGGGCTGTGTCTATAACACATACCCTGGTTATTTCGGCTGTTAATCCGTCTTGTAATAATCGTGCTATGGGTCTTCCTACAATAGCAACTCCTACAAGTTTGTCGGTACTTGCTCCAATAGAAAATCTCTGACCTCTTACCGGTTTATTGTGACGATGAAAATTTTTTATGAAGTCATTAGCCTCATGCCCAGTAATAGGAACAACCGAAAGTTTCAAAACGGTGGCTCCTCATCATCTTCTTTAAACTCGACAGAAGGCAGATCCACTTCTCCTTTTTTAATTTCAGGCACAAACCAACACCGAACGGTTTGCCATTTATCCTTATTATCTTTAAAACGAAACTGCTTATCGGCGGTTCCACCATTGTTCATTTCTTTCAATCTTTCCGTAATTTGGCCACGTGTATAGATTGTAAAGTTATTTCTTTTTAAAAAATCCTGTAAAGCACTTAATCGAAAATACGTAAAGCCTTCTTCTGTCCATGGCTTACCTGTCATAATTTCTTCCGGACTCCGTGCTTGTAATCGAGCAGTACAAAAAGATTCCAATAACTCATGGAACTGACCTTTTTGCGTTAGTTCTTCAGGAACAGATATTCTGGTAGCTGTATCTAATAATAAATCAATAAGTTCTCGCCACTCATTATCCTTCATACGTGCAGGCATCTTATACATTTGCTCCATACACGCACGTTGAAATTCCACTTGCATTTGTAATTGTCGAGTGCTTAACTCTAACCTGGCCCCGTCCACATCAATAAACCAAACAGGAGGCTCCGACTCGACCACTGTTAACCCTCCTAGGGAGGGAAAGGATTGAGCGTTTCCAATTCCATATTTTCTAGAACGGCATAAAGATTTGTTGCAATGGCTACGCAAGGGCTCTTGCTTACACGTATAATAATATTCTTTTTTTTCTAATTGGTTCTGTATTATAACGATTTCTTTTGCAGGTAGTGGAGGAGTACAATAACCTTGGTTATGTTTTTCTAATAATTCTTTCCATCCGTCTGGGCTCGACATTTTATAAAACAAACCCACATTTAACATGGCATTATTTCTCCCACCTTCCGGTACACCATACTCGGTTAATTGTTGTAGGCATGGAGGACCATGCGGTAAAATATCCGGACTAATCCCTAATTGTAAATTTTTTAAGTCCGCTACGCTTATCTGGTTTTTCTCAGCCTTGTCTAAAAACTCTTCTAAAGATATGTCATTACCATTCGACCGGATAGCATAGCGTGTTGTATGTGTACTATTAAAATAGGGTAGATTTATAAAGTTCCCAACATCTCCTCGTTCCACTATCACTTCTTCTTGTTTGGGAAATATTTCACAGTTACCAAAACCCAGGGCTGATGCAAACTCTGATAACCTATCCCGTAATTCTGCGGCTGAAATTTTTTCTTTTAAAAATATGTAAAAATGTGCTCCCCCTGATTTACTGCGACACACTGTTAAAGGCAACTTTAACTTCTTGATATTCTTTGCTATTTTAATTAAATCTAAATTGTAATCATCAATATCTAATGCTCCAAATAAGCATTGATTGTTTTCATCTATGGGTATACTACCTATGCCAAGTTTCCCATCCAAATGCTGTTGAATGAGTTCCACCGTCAATGGTTCACGGACAATTACATATTTTGCCTGTTGCTTACCATTACGTTGATTCGTCAGTACTTCTGTTTGTCCATGTGCCCCTTTAAACCCTTCAAATAGATTCAAGAAACGTTCTGCTACCTTCCCCATTAGAAACGTGGCCTCCATTACAGAGGCCACTTCTCCCTATTAGAAAGGCACTTCGTCAGAGTTGGAATCTGCGGGTATGGCGACGCGCATTTCTCCACTCTTGATACTATTGTGTGTCGATTTTGCATCGTTGTATGCTTCCATACTATCTATATGACGCAAATGAGAAACCGACCATGAATGCCATGAACCCTTGTCATTACCATCTTCTACTGATGTTAATTTATAAACACTTGAAAAAGATGGAAGGGTGACACCATTATGTTTCTGCATCATCATAACAGAATTCCATCCTCGAGACTTTTTCAATTGCGTTTTCTTCATGTCAACAATCGCATTTTCCAAAGTTCCATCCTCGTGAATTACTTTCACATAATGTTGTGCTGTTCGCACAAGTTCATTCCCATTTTCTAATAGTTCTAGGCCTGTTGTTTGATCTCGATTTGCCTTACGCACCTCGTCCGAGTTTGCATCTAACTCACCAACAAAGCCTCCTCCCTCTTGACGTGGGATAAACTCTAATAATTTTAATTGATAATAAATAGGTATGACTTCGACTCCTTCTTCTGCACTCCATACTTTTTTTGTTACCGTATTAAAAATATCTCCTTGAGATGCCCCATCAATAAAACTTGGGTCAGTCTTTTTTAATTGTGGACTTAAAGCTTGGATAATACGGATAAAAGGTATCTGTATATCGTTACTTGTTATTTCTTCAAAACCACTTCCAGAATCTGATTCAAAAGCTTTCATCAAATCTGTTTTACTTGCTGTTTTTAATTCAGCCATCTTATTCTCCTTTAATTTTAGCGACTTGACCCACATATCCGTTAAATAGGTCTAAGTCTATGTTTTGATTAGATTCTATTCTTTCTCTAACTAACTTTTTAAGAGTAGCAGGTTCGACCCAGGTGCGAGACGTTGTGTCTAAACCTTTGTCTTCTAGTTCTGCTTGAATAGAACGTGCGTGATTGTCTTCGTTAATACCAAAAGATATTTGTACTTGATTTTTTATAAAATCTTCACATCCAATATCACGTAAATGTGCAATGGCTTTTTGTTTGTCGATAGGGTCTTTAGGCATAGTTGCTTGCACAAAACTAGCCAAGCTAACACTATTTCCATCGACAACAACTTTATCCATTCCTATTTCCGTCATTTTTGCAGGTATTAAATCAAACAAGTAGGATTGACGTTTGGCTTTAAGATTTTTTACTTCTTCCTCTAATGAATCAATGGTCTTAGACAAGGAAGTAGTTTGCCGAATTAAATCACTTAATTCTTTTCCCCCCTCAGTCGATAATCCTTCAAATGCACTTGAATCTGCTGTAATCGTTTTCCAAACATCTTCTTTTTTATTACTCATAGTATTTCCTCTACAGGTTAATGGTTAAGTTCTTCAATGCCTCCTCGCACAGAAAGTTTGACAGGATAATATAGTCTTTCTATCTTGTCCCACTTCAAAATATTAACTTGTCCGGAGTTAGCATCACTCGCAATAGCAAACGCAACACCTATAATAGCCGGATCCCCAATAGCCAATAACCAATCGTCCATATCAAAATCACGCAGCTTACGCTTTATTTGCGTAATTAGTCTGCCTGGATTTAAATGTAATTGGTCAGTTTGGTTCGTTAACGGAATGAGTTCCCCCCACTTCGTTGCGGATACTATATCAACTCTGGGATTTTCTTGGGCCACAAAGACGCGATTTGCCATTTTATTCCTTTCTATCTTTCAATCGAATTAGTTATAACAGTATTATGATTTTTTATCATTGTAAAGAAAAATATTTGCTTTTTATTATGTCTCATGGTATTTATACTACTATAAACCTTTATACATAACAATTGGAGTATGTAATGCAATTTAAAAAAAATAGTTTTTTCTCATGGTTTTTTGGCCCTTCGTCAGAAAAGTCTTTTGAAGAGATGTCTAAGTTAGAGTTGGAAGCTAAAGGTCGCGAACTTGGAATAGAGTTGGATCGTAGAAGAAAAAAAGAAGCTTTGATTAAACGACTTGAAAAGCAAATGAGAAAACAAAAATAAGTGAAATATATTTTTCAGACTAAACCTTTCCATCACCAAGGCGAAGTTTTGAAGCAGTCTTGGAATGCTTTGCACTGGGGTTATTTTATGGAGATGGGAACAGGCAAATCAAAAGTGTGTATTGATAACGCTGCTATTTTATATGAGCGTGGTATGATTGACACTTTTATTGTGGTCGCCCCAAAAGGAGTTTATCGGAACTGGGCGACTATAGAAATTCCTTTGCATTTGCCCAAACGATTAGATTATGACCTCGATATATGGACAGCAACCCCGACCAAGGAACAGAAAAATAATCTGGCTTTATTATTGGAACCCCGGGAAACCGATCATCTGCGGATTCTGGTTATGAATATCGAAGCTCTGTCCACGGCTAAAGGCACACGGTTTTTAGATAAAGTGTTGGACCAGGGAGTATCTTTACTAGCGGTAGATGAATCGACTGCCATTAAAAGTCCAAAGGCTAGACGCACCAAAGCCCTGATTAAATTAGGAAGGAAAGCTAAGTATAAACGAATTTTAACAGGCTTCCCTGTTACGCAATCTCCTATGGATTTATGGGCACAATGTAACTTTCTCCATCCTACTCTTTTAGGGAAAGATGTTGGAGATAATTATTTTCAGTTTCAATATCGCTATGCTATTATGAAGAAACGATCCGTTGGGTCCCATTCTTTCAATATGGTGGTGGGTTATAGAAATCTTGACACCTTATCCGATATACTAAAAAAATTTTCTTCTCGTGTGATGAAGGCAGAATGTTTAGATTTGCCTCCTAAAATTTATACGCAACGCCAGGTCCAATTAACACCCGACCAAGTGCGTGTATACAACGAGATAAAAGAATATGCCCTGGCGCATTTGGGGGACAATGACTTTATGACTGCCCCAAACGTCATGACCCAGTTACTAAGACTACAACAAGTGTTGTCAGGGCATACTAAAACCGATGAAGGAAAACTAATCTCTATTACAGATAATAGGTTAAAAGAACTTATGGAATGCTTGGAAGATGTGTCCGGAAAAGTTATTATCTGGTCCCGTTTTCGATATGATATAGAAAGGATAAAAAATGAATTAAAAAAAGTTTATGGCTCCCTGTCCACAGTCACGTATTATGGAGATACTACGGACGAAGAACGGAGTAAAGCAATTGAGCATTTTCAAAACGGAGAGGCTCAGTTTTTTGTTGGCAATCCCCAAACAGGAGGTTATGGCATTACATTAACTGCTGCTGAAACCGTTATTTATTTTGCCAACAGTTTTGACTTAGCTGTGCGTATGCAATCAGAAGATCGTTGTCATCGCATAGGTCAGAACAAACACGTTACCTATATAGACCTTATAGCAGATAAAACTATTGATAGTAAAATTGTCCAATCTTTACGAAACAAAATGGACATTGCTAGTGTGGTCATGGGTGAAGAACTTAAACAATGGCTAACATAAGGAGTTAATAATGCCAGATATAAATAAATATAAAAGTGTAGCGGTTCCAATTGAAACTTGGGAACGTTTAAAAGTGTTATCAAAAACAACCCATAGGTCACCAGCACAGCAAATTGCGTTTCTTGTTGAGCTTGCTGATGACTTACCTACAGATGTAGAACTCATGCGTGCGGCATATAAAAAAGGAGCTAGTCATAATGACTCCTAAAATAAATCCTGATGCTATTATACAATTTTATGATGACTTGGAGAAGTTTGCCTCACAAAATAAAACCGTCCCAAACGAAATAAAAGTTGTAACTTTGTTTCGAGTTGCGTTAGAGTTAGCAAGTGAAAAGTTAGGATTAGTAGAAGCCGCATATCTTATGGCAAGACTACAACATACTACATTAGGAGTTACTTTAGGCAAAGAGGATGGTTTTGAAGGAATATTAAAAGAAGTTATGGAGAAGAAACGAACAATTAATTAAAGGTTATGAGTTGACAGATGGGGAAAAACTAAAAGGGTGGGGAGAAGATCCATATGGATCTTCTCCCCCTAAGCAAGAACACTGGGCTGATATACTTTGTGAATTGAGAAAAAACTCTGGATTATCACGTGTGCAATTAGCTGAAGAGTCCGGTGTAGGTGTGTCTACTATCGAAAATTACGAACGAAAAAAAATTTCCGAACCTTCTATTTATAAAATGGAATTGTTACTCCAGGCAATGGGATATGAATTAGATGCTATCTGCGTCGAGCATTAATTTTTATGATACTGTTCTACGGTCACTGTCCATGGAGTCCAGGATTCTTTCTTGCCCCCCTGATATTCCCTAGCATACCCCTCTTTTATTAATTTTTTGCAAATATCTTCTCCATTAACAAAAGGAATGGCTAAGATGCGACCGAACTTTCCTTTTCCATCCTTTATGGTTTGAATTTGGAAGTTTTTCGGAAGCAAATCCTTAAGCCGTGCCTTCGCAGCCAAACCAAGAATTTTTTCTTCCTTATTCTTTGTGCGCGACTCCGGCGTATTAATTCCTTGTAGGCGAATTCTTTCGTTTGAGAGGGTAACTTTGAACCCCAAATCCACGTCCACATCTATAGTATCTCCATCCACGACTCTTCTTAACTTGCAATTGTATTCAAACATTCAATACCCCATAAAAAAAACTGAGTAAATAAAACAGAGAATACCCAATATTGTACCGATGCACAAATAAAAAAATAATTTGTCGTTATCCATCATTGTTTTCTCCTAATATTGCTAATCCGATTTCTTTGACGACTTGCGGGACGACCGAATTTCCCAAGGCACGGAGCTGAGATACTCGGTTGGGTATCCCATGAGCCACGCGACCCACTGCGGGTTCAGACTCCCACCACCCTTCTTCAAATGGTCTGGTGTCGTGTGCGTTACTGCGTCGATAAGATTCACTTGATGATTCTTGTCCCTCAATGTTTCCTTTTTCTGCGGCCCCCGTTGTGCGTCCCATGCGTTCGGTGTCGGAAAGATTTGCACTTGATCCGCTAGGTTCAGACTGTGGTCTTCCTTTCCTGTTGGTGATATACGCCTTCCCTTTTCGTTCAACTTCATGTTGGGATGTTCGGTGTCCTGTGTTGTTGGTGTCGCCCACATCTCCTGGGATATCACCCTCGGAAGACTGTCGTTGCGTATCCGTCCGTCCTTCCTCTGTTCGGTGTTCTGTAAATTCCCCGTGTCCCTCCAATCTCGACTCGTTGGGGTCGGCCACATTTGTTCTTTGCCCTCCACTAACTCCGCTAGTCCCCTTCCGTAACCTTTCGTTGTCCGTCCTGGTTCTTTCGCTCTCGGTGTCGGCCACATGTTCTCGTGTACTACTTGCTCCCGCAGATTCCCCGAGCGTGTTCGTCCCTCCCGGTTCTTCTGGTTTGTGGAGCACTCCTCCTGGTCCCTGGTCGGGAGATGATCCATGGTGTTCGGGGTTGCCCACATCTCCGAAGTTGAAGCCTTGTTGTTCGGGTCGGGTTGGTTCGGGTTCGCTTCCACTATGGAGGTTCGCAACGATCCAGAGCCGGTACCGTTGGTGGGGTGCGCCGACCGCGCAAGCTGGAATATTAAACGTCCTTGTGGTGTAGCCTTCGTTTTCCAAGTCAGTGAGTACTTCGTCCAGGCCCAACTTAATGAGGCCAGCAACGTTTTCTCCAATGACCCAATCGGGCCTAAATTCCTGGATGAGTCTAAACATGTCTGGCCAGAGATGTCGGGGGTCGTCTTGGGCTTGTCGGGAACCTGCGACACTAAAGGGCTGACACGGGAATCCTCCCACAATAACATCTGGTCGGGTCGGGATATCTTCTTTTTTGACATTTTTTATATCTCCTAAAATCGGGGTTCGGGGCCAATGGTGCTTCAGGACCGCTTGGCAGTAGGGCTCATTCTCCACAAACGCTATCGTTTCAAAAGAACCGGCGGCTTCTAGTCCTAGACTAAAGCCGCCAATCCCTGAAAATAAATCCAATACTTTAAGCATTATAGCATATAACCGACTATAAAGCTGCCAATAATTATTCCTATGTATAAAGACATTGGAACCCTCCTTTTCTTTTTTGGTTTCTTTTTCATGCTTGATAGTTCTCAAAGTGTTTCGGCTCATAGGTCTGGGGTTCATCGTGCAATATCCAATCGCACCCATACCACCCTTGTGCCTCCCTCACTCCTTTCATAAATGCCTCCCTTTCCCTTTCGGAATTGAACGAGTAGATTGTCGGGGTGGCATCTTCGTCGGGTTGTTCCCCCCACAGAACCGATAAATAGTATTGAGGTTTAATATGGTCTTCCCACACGCCTCCTCCTGAATTATCGGGTATCCATAGTTTTGTTGCTTTACTCATCTTCCTTCTCCCTTTCTTTTTGTTGTTCAAGTGTTTCGCGACTTAGGTCGCCTTCTTGTTGTTTATGCCATAGTTGACGAATATATTCATCGTCAACCACGTGCATCTTATCATGGACATAATTCAAAACATCGCCCAGAGTTTTCGGGTGAGTTTGTATTGCCTCCCCGAATGCTTGTTCCATGTCCATTGCCCATTCTTTTACTCTACCCATCTTCCATCTCCTCTATATAAAAGTGAGGAAAAAAATTTTCCCTTTTATATTTATTTATATCTGGTAAATCCATAGCTTTGTCGTATGCCTCCTCTTCGGATTTACAAGAAATTATTTTAAAATCTGGTAAAGAATTTATTGCTTTCACCATTTCTTCTTTATCAAAAATTATTTTATATTCATTATTACTCATCTTCATTCTCCTTCTGGTCTTCATGTACTATGCTGACATCAGACAAATATCCTTCTATAACTTCAACATAATTATTAAACATATCTTGTCCCGCTTTAGTGTAGTTTATTACTCCACTTTCATCTTCATAAATATACTTGTCATATTTATCGGAAAGTTTTTCTTGCATTATATAATCGGCAAGTTCACTTGTTAGTTCTAAAAAACTAGAAGCATCTATATAATATTTATCACTCATCTTCATTCTCCCTGTAATCTTCTTTATGAATAATATTAGTTTCATTATCACACACATGACACCAAACATCATTAGTGCCAAATTCGTCTTGACCATGAAACACTTCGTCTTGTTCTGATAACCAAAAAAAATTACAATGAAAATCGTTATTGCCACACCCTTCGCAAACTGCATTTTCATTGTAAACCAAAACTTTTATTTCTTTTATGTGCTCATCATATTCAGACATCTTCGTTCTCCTCTTTCATGTCGTCATAACACGTTCTGCAAACAATCTCATAATTATCGTCTGCCCACCATGTATCATTACGATGATAAAAATGTCTCAGTAAATCTTCTTTGTTGTCTGCATGAATATCACATCTATGGCAGTGTATCGCATCTACCCAATCAATAAAAAAATCTTTGTCGCCTTCTTTATAAGGAACCGTTGCAACCATATAGTGCATACGATTAACAAAATGATACCCTTGACAGAAAATATCTTGCCCTTCGGTATTGATTACGGTCCAAATTTTATTGTTTGGTTGTTTCTTTACAAACTCTAAATCTTCGTCATATGTTTCAAAACATCTTACCAAGCCCGAACCTTCTACAGAAATGGGTTTATATTTATCGTAAAAGTCCCCACTATCGACAAGGTTTTCTTGTTTTTCCCATTCCTCAGCTATCGCTAATAAATGAGGTTTTTCTTTTTCTAGTGTTGTTACCATAATTCTCTCTTTCTGTTCGTTGACATTACTATATAAAATATACCATGATTTATCATGAAAATGCAAGTTTTTTCGTTTGTTGCTATATATACGGGTCAAATATATTTTTGTGTTATAAAATGAAAATAATTTAATGTAAAAGTGTAAAAGTGTAACGAGCAATGGTTCATGGTTCACTGACCATTGATATGCTTAGGTTAGAGCAATATTAGTTCGTTACACTTGTCGTTACACTTCGTTACAAAAAGGGCTATTTCGTTACACTTTAGTCTGATGGGAAAAAGTAATTTAATAAAATGTTTTTGCAAAAATAATTTTAAGGTGTATATATAGTTACATGACAAAACTAGAAAAGAAAGCTGCAGAGATTGAAGAATCTCATAATCGCAAACTAACTAATCGTCAAAAAGAATTTGCTCGTCATTATGTAGAAGGAACTCATTCAAACGCCCAGTGCGCAAGACTAGCAGGATATTCTGATGTAAATGGTATCGCAAAAATCCAAGCCCATAAATTATTAGATGAAAGAGATTTTCCTCATATTGCGGAATATATTCGGGAGTTACGAGAAGATAGAGAAAAGAAATATGGCGTTACACTTTTGGGTCAGTTGAAACGGTTTAAAGAATTATCCGAATCAGCCGAAGAGAATGGACAATATTCAGCAAGTATAAATGCGGAACGAATTAGGTCTGCGTTAGGTGGGTTAACAATTGATAGGCGAGAAACTAATCATTATCATGCAATTGAAAACATGAGCCGAGATGAAATAGAAAATAGATTAAAAGAAATAAGAGAGCAACACCCACAAGTTTTTACAGAAGCAAAGTATGAGGTTGTAAATGACACAGAAACCAGAAAGTCTATTGTGGACAAAAGTCAAAGCCAAGATGCCACCGAAGTGGTTCAAGACAAGGATTGAAAATAGGGTCGGGGAAGGAGTTCCAGATGTATTTGTTTGTGCAAACTCACTGCCTTTTTGGATTGAACTTAAGGTAACCAAAACTAACCGAATTAATATTAGCTCTGGTCAAATTGCTTGGAATTACGCCTATTCTCAATCGGGAGGTGTTAGTTTTTTCTTAGTTAACCTTCCCTTAAACACCAACCTATATTTGTTTGAGGGAAGGTTTGGTCGGGAGTTAAAGGAGCATGGTCTGGCTACCACTGGGTCGGGGACCGTAGTTCCTTGTCTGTGGTCGGGTTCTGATTGGTCGGGACTATTCGGGGCCATGTATAATTTTGCTGCTAGTCGGGTCGGGGTTCATGAATCGGGAGTCGGGTCGGGTCGGGACCAGGAGAAGTTAGGGCCAGGTCATAGGAATGTGGGCCAGGAGATGTCGTCGGAAGAGTTAATGGAAAGGATGCATGGTCGATGATTCCCGGAAAAGAAAAACCCCCGGCCGGTTGGGCCAGGGGTCTGGGGTCTAAAAGTTTTCGTTGATGTATTCCTGGAGCTCTGCCAGGCTGGCCCGGTTGGCCAGGAGTTCCTGGAAGCCCTCGTCTTCCATTACCAGGCCTGGGTCAATTAACGCGTCCCCGCACAATTGTTCAATAAGATTTGCTATCATGTGACCAGCTCCAAGTTAGAAGACCCTTTTTTCAACAAGGCCTTTTTGATGCACTTATCGTCTACATAAAAATGAAAAGTTCGGTCCCCGTTTTCGTGTTTGCGATGGGTGACGCGATGTTTCACAAAATTATGAGAGTTGCTCGCCGAACTCCCCACCAGAACTTCTACTTCGCCAGTCTCTCGCACACCGTAAGATTTACCGCCTTTATATATACAGGCCGTGATTTTATTCCAGATTGGATAAGATGCCATTATATTTCCCCTTTTGGAGTTGAATTGCTAACAAATTTTTTATTATCAAAATAATCTGTTTCTACTTGAATTGTGTTGCAATCTAGATAACCCTTACTATTTAAAATAGTGTATCCTTTCGGCTCTATTAATTTAATAAACTTGGTAAGGTCGCAATCTTCTTCCAGATATAAACACCCGTTTTCATGATTGTAATACGAGTATTCCGAAAATTCGCTCGGCTGTATATTCCACCCTAGCAAATCATATTTAGATACTTTTAAATAACCGTGACTTTCATTATCAATAAATGTTAAATCTAATTTTTGCATTATATTTCCCCTTTGTTGACATAAAATAATATTATACCATTATTTCCCAACAATGCAAATCTTTTTTTTAGGTCGGGACCAGGAAAGGTCGGGTCGGGGTCGGGGCCTGGGGTTTCGCAGCTAATAGCTGCGTATAAAAGATAAAGCCCCGGACAGAGAATTATCCGGGGCTAACGACCTAGTGGCCGCTCGGGACCAGGAATTATTGTCAACAACCTGGCCCAGAATTCGGGAGTCGGGTCGGGATTAATGTAGTAACCGGCGCAGCTTCTTTTGCAGCTGATCCTGGACATGAGTCCAATATTGTTCGGCCCAGGTGCCTGGCTCTACTTTTTCCAGGAAAGAGGAGACTTTTGCAAGTCTCCCCTGGAGTAGTTCCAAATCATACTCGTAAGAAGTTTGAATCATGCTTTTTCCTATACTCTATATAGTTCCAAAGCTTTTTCAAACTCCATAGTGTTTAGAATTTCCGTAACTTGTGGATTTTTCTCTTTCCATTCCTCTATAATAGAAGGGGTGATAGGACTATTGGATTTCCATTCCCATAATTCCTTTCCCTTTTTAAAGAGAATTTTCTTTTTTAAATCTTTTTTTAGTTCTCGGGTAGCAAGAAGCAAGTTTACTTCATCTCCCACCCAAAATTCTAAACAGAAAGGACTTGCTAGTTCTTTCCATTCTTCTGGTCGGTGGGACATAGTATCTACATTTTTCGCAAGATAATCTTCTACTTGCTCTTCGCTAATAGGAACACCTTTCTCCCACCACACATAATTACTTCCCCCTTGTCCATTATTGGAAAGAGTGGCACTAAACACTCCGTTAACATAAAGTTTTGCTTCAAAGCAATGCGTTTCATGAGAGGCAAACTTTGAGTGTTTCAGATTTTTTAGTTCTAGTTTCATGTCATTTTCCCCTTTGTTTTGTTGACAATATAATCATTATATGGGATACTATGGTATTGTCAACAATAAACGGAGAAAAATAATGAAGAAAATATTTTTAGGCAATGCGTTAGGTGTTGCCTTTTCCACGCATGATGATGGTTGTTATTCTGTGTATGGTTATATGAATGATGATAACAGAATAATGAAAGTTGAAATTATTATGGGAGATGAATAATGGGTAGACATTATAGTGGCGACATTAATGGCAAGTTTTGGTTTGCAGTTCAATCAAGCGAAGATGCGAATTTCTTTGGTTGTGAAGGCGAAGCAAGATTTCTTTCTTATGGATTTGAAACAGAAGATTTGCCAAACATAGAAAAAGGATTGAAAGAGTGCGTTGAAGTATTGGGTAACAATCGAATACGCAATAAGCTTGATAAATTCTTTGAAAGAAAAGATGGGTATAATGATGAGATGCTCATGAAAGAATTCGGGTGGTCAAAAGATAGAGTTCGGTATCTTCTTGAATGGTATGCTCGATTAAAACTTGGAGAACGAATTCGGGATTGCGTGAAAAAGCAAGGACATTGTTACTTTGAAGCCGAATTATAAAGAGGAGTTTCTCCGAAGAAAAACCCCCGATGTTTAGTCGGGGGTTTTTTTATGGTCGGGTCG